CTGGACCTAGACCATTGGTGAAGTTGCCTCGGCCTTGATTGGTTCCATCAATATATACCGCAGTAGCAGAAGCCCAAATAGTCAATTTTTCGTCTGCTCTTGTGGGTGTGCCCAATACCAATCTATTGTTGGCATCAAAGTAATAACCAGTTGGGGAGCTAAATTTAATCAAACTGCCAATTTGCACATATTGCATATTGTTGCTGGAATATGTGCCCACTGGCACAGGATTCCCGGCGGTATTTTTAAAATAACCAGTTGTCTCATTGGCCAATGTTGTACTTTGATTCCAACTGACTGCCAACGCAGTTAATGATGGTCTTGGAAAATTTGCATAATAAAATTGCTTGGCAGCTTCTGTTGCTATCAACGGCTCGACTCGATTAGAAAGCACATCACTGATGTCATTGGTTGTTAACCAGCTAAACAAAAATGTTGGCAATTCGTTTGATTCGTACAACGCACCGTCGCTGCCAAATGTATTGGTAGAACTGTACTTGCCGGTGTTGTCAACCAAGTCAAGATAGCGACTTGTACCAATTGATGCACGGTTGAGTGCTTTGGATTTGATAATTGAATTGTAGGCAGTAAACGGAAAGTTGTTGTAGTCTTCGCCGTTGACCATACGGTTTTGCGTATAGTAACGAGCCGGGGCACGTTGCTTGATTTCATCAATCGTTTCACGAGCAAGTGCATTGCTCACTGGTGCTGTGATGCCACAAGTAACTGTCAGTGTTTCTAATTGGCCAGTGCGGCTAACATAACTGATACTTAAAATCACATTTTGCATTTCTTCTGGATTGATAATATACTGCAATCCATTTGATGAACGAACATAAGAACGGAAAAATCCCACAGGAATTTCGGAAAAAACGCCGTCGCCAAAGTTCAATGTAATTTGATCATTTGCTCTACTGGCAACTGAATATATAGGACGCAGGTTTTCTTGTTGTTCGACCGCGGCAGTGTAAACGCTTTCGACATAATCCCATTCGCGGGCAATATTCCCAACGTTGTCCAACTGATACAACCAGCGATCTGTGTTGTTTACACCTTCAATGTTGACGTTGACTGCGCGGTTGGCAATGCGCTCAGGCAAATTAAAATCTTGATTCTGTAATACGCCCTGTTTGAAATAAAAGAAGAAACCAGTGTCAGCAGACGCAAAACCCAATTGGTCGTTTCGGAACAGCATGCCAAACTGCCCGTTGGGCTGTGGACTTGGTTCGTAAACATACTCTACACCTGCAGGCAACCCAGTGGCAGTGGCACTCACAGCTTCAAATGGCATGTTGACACCATCAACCACTGCACTAAACGGAATCACAGGAAGGAATCCTGGTACCAAGTTGACTGTGTATTCATCTGTGCGAATACCTTGAATTGTTGTTCTATTGCCAGGGCGGCCAACACGCTGAGTGTTTACCAGTGCAGAATTTATAATGGCATTGAATTGTTCTTGCCAGTCAAAGTTTGTAGGGTCAGCCCAGTTAACAGTAATGTTGGCCAAGTTGATGCCGTTGTAGTCAATGACATTTTCTGTTGTTTGTATTGAAAATACTTTGAGATATCCGTTGGCTTCGGTGTTGCGCTTTGGGGTGTAACCTACCAAGTTTGCAAGTTTGACCACGCTGTCACGACGTTCAGCAGTGTCTAAATAATTTTCGCGAGTGTTTAAATCTGTACGGAAGGCCAATGACTGGCCCATAAATGCCATTACATCTAGTATGGCAATAAATTCTGATGATTCAATGTAGTCATTGAATGTTTCTGGATAGTACAATCGTACATAATCAACAAAGCTCTTGCGGAGAGTTTCAAAGTCATAGCTTTGGAAGTCAGCTTCGCGGTAAGTTTGATAGATTCGTTTCCAATCTTCAACTCCAAATACTGCGGTTTGTCTAGTAGTTTTTGCCATAATAATCCATCTTGTAGATTATTTATGGCGAAAATAAACCGCCCAGTTTATGTTTATGCGTAGCTTGCGCTGGCGGTTTGTTGGTCGAAGTACAAAGATAAAAATTCAGTTGTTTGCCCTGGAACCAACATCAGTTCAATTTCGATCAATATACCATTCAGTTGCGGGTACATGTTGGCAGATTGCAAATAAATTCTTGGATCCAAGCTGGCTACTCGTTGTATTTCTGCTAGTATGGCACGTTCTGTGTCTTGTGTTTGATTTTCAAATATGTAACTCCATATCATGGTTCCGTACCCAGGACGGCCAACAAGTTGCCCTTGTGTTATATTGAGTGCATTTAATAGATCACGCTTGACCAACTCAAAATCTACCAAAGTAAATTTCTTTGTTTGTCCTATTGTGTTGAAACCTCTGAATGTTGTCATAGTTGTATTTACTTGTATTTTAAGAGAAATCGCCGTCGTCTAACTCATTCACAGGTGGCAATCCTAATCTTGCTCTAATAATAGGATCGTCGCCGGTGTACGGGGGTGCATCAGGATCGCCTAATGCATTAACACCTCTGTCAAGTCCTGCGCCTAGACCTTGTAAACTATCAAGGCCGCCGGGAAACGCCCCGCCGAGTATGCTCTTGGCTTGATTGCCTGCTTTTTCTAATGTAGAATTATCAATTGCCTGCGGACTAAATCCTTGTACAGCTATTTTGGCACTGCCCACCAGTTTGGTAAATGCAGAATTCAATGTTGATCTATCAACAGTTGCTTTAAACCCTGCGGCCGGTACAACACCTGCTACAGCGGCTGGCAATTTGAAATCACTAAAATTAACTGCAAATTGTCCTTGTTTGGCCAATGAATCCATTTGGGGTTTTAAACTTATTGCCAATGCCTCTGCGCTGCCTTTAAGGCCTGACAGCGATCCAGGTATAGACTGCAAACCGGTTGTAATACTATCTATAGACGATGATACACCGTCGGCAATACCATTGACTGCATCAAGTGCAGAATTTCCTGCGCCTTTTGCCCATGCAACTGCGGTGTCAACACCAAACTTACTAGAATTTGCCAACAATCCGCCGAGGTCGGCTGCTCCGCTATTGTCCACCATTGCCGGACCGACACCACCAAATGCATCTAGGCCAACTTGTCCCACAGCAGGTAGCCCTAGTCTTGCTCTAATAATTGGGTCGTCGCCTGTGTATGGTGGTGCATTAGGATCATTTAATAAATTCACAGCAGAATCAATACTGCCGCTTATTGTTGACCCCAAACTACCAACTCCGCCACTGACAGCTGATCCTATGTTGTCAAGAGTGCTGGTTGCTTTGTCTTTTAACGACGCCAATGAATTTTGTAACCCACTGCTGGACAAATTGCTTAGTACCTTGGGCGCTGCCACAAGTCCGGCGCTCATTGATATTAAATTTTTACCGGCATTGGCTGCTGCATCATACAATTGTCCAATGGGTGCTGTTGTATCTGTCGAAGGTGTTACAATTTGTCCAGTCTTGACCAACGTATCAAAACTGTTTTTCATAAGTCCAAATTGAACTTTATCTTGTAGTGCTGGATTTGACAGTAACGCGGTTACACCGGCTACACCGTCTTTGCCAGTCCATACACCAGGACTGCCCAGTACGCTGGTAAAATTACTTGGATTCATTAGACCTGAGCCGACTAGTGCCGTATTACGGTCAATTTGCGCTTCTGCTTCCGCACGAGTCATTCCTGGATTACTGGCCAATACCTTTGCAATATCTTCTTCTCTATCGTAAGCCATTATGGTCCTTGTAAAAATTTAGCCGATGTGCCAGGTTTTAAATAACCTGCGGCTTCGAGTTGTTCTGCATTAAACCCGTATTTGCCAACGCCGAGTGCATTAGTGATCACATCAGCAGGTTGGCATACACTTGCTGCCACCGCTGCCATCACTGCTTGTACTTGTGTAGCAGATAGCGGACCAATTGGTTCAGTTACAACAGATGTGTCAACATAATCAGAAACAGTAATGCCGTTGTTGATCGGAACGTTGGCCAGCGTTGGCAACGAAGAAATTATACCATCATTATAAATGGCCAATAACGGAATATTCGGAACACCTGCTGTCCCTCTGTCAAGCCTTGACAATGCAAACTGTACACCAGTGGTGGTTGGCGATTCTAACACATCGCCGGCACTTAAACCAATAAATGCGCCTGCTGCCAACTGCTCAAGATAAACTCGTTCAGCTTGGGCAGCGGTAGTTCCAGCTGGCGCTTCTAATGTAAATAGCTTTCCATTGGGAAGATTAAAAGTAAACTTGGCCATATTATGATACTGTTCCTTTAAATCCTGGTGGCAATGATGCTGTATTTGGCGGGGTCGACGGTTGTCCTGGTTCCATTTTTACTTCAACACTTACACCTTGGTTATGGAACGGCCAAGGCTCATGTGTGGGTGCCCGTGTCACAATACTTTCTAATCCGACAGGTGCAACTTGCCAACCTGTTGCCTGATTAAATTCTGTGTCGGGCATTACTCGTTTTTCTAATTTCTTTGGTGGTTCTACATTTTCTGCTGATCCACCATTGAGGTCAATGCCTCCGGCTTGTAACGTCATGTCAGAGCCGGCATTCCACGATCCTTTTCTGCTTACCAAAGCCAAACTGCCATCAGCCCGAACAGCAATGCGAGCTTTGCTATACATAATAGTTTCTTCGGTACTTGACAGCGTCAATTTCTTTTCAGTTTCAATGGTTGTGCCGCCTGCACTTTTCATATTGATTTTACCTCCAGCAAACATATTGATATCTTCATCTGCATGCAGATTGATTGTGCCCTGAGTACGCACATTCACAGAGTTTGTGGCGTACACATCCAGTGTGCCTTCTTGTCCTAACTCTAACCATGCCTGCCCATTGGCATGGATGATGTACAAAAAATTGCCATCATCGCTCATTGTGATTTGATGACCGCCGCTGGTACGGACACGCACAAGATTGTCTTTGCCTTCAATATTGCCGTCGTCCATGACAAGACTATGTCCGCCTCGACGTCCAATTACATTTACATCACTTGAAGTGATAGAGTTATCCTCAATACGTTTTTGAATGTCGGATTCAGATAGGCCGCCGTTGTATACTGGGCGCCCGGGTGTACTGATTCCAAAAACTGCACTGGGACTTTCGCGTTGACTTGTTGAACTGATGGGACCACGTTGTGTATCTGCCAATGTGCCTTGTTGGAACATTTCGGCTGCTAAAAAACTATGTACTGGTTTTGGTTGATTATAGAACTGCGGGTTGTCGTCGATCTGTTCGTTGTTTGGATTGATTTCAGTAACTGGCAGTACTGTTGCGCCCAAGTAATAACTTTTTTGATCGCTATTTTGTAAATCAAATTTTGTACTTGCTCCAATAGCTGGAATCATGTGTGTCATTCCTTGATCAGGAATACACCCCATATAGTAACCCAAGTTTGGATCGCCGCCTGCAAAGAAACACAATACACTAACTCCAAGATCAGGTGGAGTAAACCACATGCCGTAACTTTGTGGGTTTCCGTCTAGGTATCCACCAACAGTATCGGTTGAACCTTTTTTACCTGGTTGCGGTGGAGTGGCTCCGTAAAATGGCGAACAATAGCTGACAGTGCGCCATAAGGTTTCGTCTTCTGGATTGGTGCCAGCAAGCTGTTCAATAAACACTTGTAAACGACCTTGTCTAGTGGGGTCAACATTGTTTTTTACTACGCCAACAAATGGGCCAAATATTGCGGACATGCCGCCGCGATCAAACCTGTAGTTAGATGCTACACCTTTGTTTCGTTGAATATTATCTGCCATTGTTTATCCTTAATCGTCTTTAGACATTAGCTGGTTATTGAAAATTTGTGCTTCTGGATCATCTGCGTTTACTGCTGAATTAACGTCCGAGGCAGCAGAAGGGCGTAATTTAGGCGGAGGTGCAAACGACGGTACAAACACTTGTGCTTCTGGATCGTCTGCATTGAAGGCCGAGGTGCTATCGGGTTCGCCCGGAGTAAACGGACGGATGGATGGTAGTTGTACTGAGTTTTCGAGAGGATCAATATCAGAAAATTCGTTTGATGCGTTGTATGCTGCTGTAGCATCTTCGTTGATTTTTAAAACTTCGGCATCTCTGACTTGTTGTGCTGTTGACCTTGCTGCCGGTCTATCCCCGGCTACTAGTCTATTCCCCTCAGCTGCTCTAACTGCTCTTAACGGTCCGTCGTCGTATGTACTTCCATTAACTGCTTTTTTGTCTTCGGGCAACGGCAATTGCACTAACACACCAGTTAACTCTTGTTCGAACTTTCCGCGACTAAAGGTGCTAGTAACGGTTGCAGCTTTGTAAGTGTAAATTGCTTGTGGATCTTGTCCAACATTTGGATTTGCTAACCCTGTGCCATTTACATCATAATCAACTCCGGGATTCCATTGCAAGTCAAAAATAATTTCTTGTGCGTCAAAGTTTATTGCACCGTCTGGCTCAAAAGGATTAAAATTAAAGTTTAAAGAATCTATCCCGGTTGACGACTCTCCTTGCTGTAACCAGGCAGGATCACCAATTAATCCTATACGAGTCCTAGCAATATCTGTTGGACTATACAAGTAATCAGCTGCCGACGCACCTATTGAATTAGACTTGCCTTCGGCACCTTGACTGCTACTGCTGCCCACTGCTGCTTGATACACATAAGTAGGACTTTCTCTATGATTTGTTGCAGCACGAGTTCTTGATAGTGTGTCAGGATTAGTAAATGTCACTGCGTACAATTTATTAAACTGTTGTTCAAACCGTGTCACTTGCGTATTTTCACCAGTGAACCAGTATTTGTAACTTTTGTGTCGGCCGCGTAATCTTGCCTCAGGATAAAACTCACTGTTCATGTCGTTGATGCCGTATGTACTAATGACATATTTGATGTTGTACACAAAATCTCTACGTCCGGGATCAAATTCAATGGGAGTAGTCTGAACAGAAATTTTATACCATGCTAAATCGCCTAGCGGTTTTTGCGGCTTTGTTTCTTGTGTTACTTCATCAATTATTACGTTTGCTTGGTCAGTGATGTAACTGCTGTTTTTTAATATAGCATCCAGCACTGTTACAATTGGTGTGCCCGCAGTAATGCTAAATGTTCTTACATCGTAATCAGCTGAATTACTTTTAGGATTGACCTTGTCTGCAGGGTTCTTGGACCGTTGCATTGGTGTCTTAGATTTGTTAGGCTTGCCGCCTTTGACAACACGAGCATCTCCGAGAATAGCAGGAGCAAACTCTATGTTGTACACATTAGCTTTTGTAAAGGGGCCATCCTTTACCATATCAGCTTCTTGTTTGTTTAGTGCGGCAATAAGGCCGACTGCAACATTTTTACTTACACTGGGTGCAGCATTTGCCTTGGGTGGATTTGATGCTGGTGCAGCAGTGTTTTGTGCAGCAGCACCGTCGCCAGCGCCACTTGCGGTACTCTCAGATTCGTTTAATTTACGTACATCTGCCATATCATGCTCCTCCTATATAAGGATCAGCGGAGTTCAACAGTTGATCGGCTGCTAGTTCAGGATTGTAAGTTGTGGATCGAGGGTCTGTTGATGCATTTAATCTAGAATGTCTGCCATCGGGCACTGTGGAAGTTTTTCTGCCATCCGACGGTGAAACTTCTGCTAATACCACACCACTGGTCAGCAAATCTTTTACTGTCGCCCCAGAAATTTCAATGTTTGATTTTACCACACCCAAATTGGCACCAAAGCCAACCAGATAGGGAATTGCTGTGCCTTTGACAGTGTATTCAACTAATTTATTAGCAACCGAAAAGCTAATATCGGCAATTTTAAAAGGTATAATTTTTTCAACCACAACATTGTTGTTTGCTGCTTGTGCTATTTTTCCTTCTTCGTCATAACCATAAAATCTAATAACCAATGCGTAAAATGCAGTAGAATACGGAACTTCTGTGTTTTGATATTGATCTTTTACTGCTTTCCACAAATTGTCAATCAATGTTATGTTAGCAGGTTCTGTTACAGTGAATTCTAACGAATTTGCATTGTGTGCTAGGTTACTGCCTTTGCCAGTTACTGTGCTTTCAATTTTCAAATTGTCAATGTAGTAATCGTTTTTAAAAAACGGACTGCGTCCCGCAATATTATTTTTTATGTCGCCAAAATCAGACGGTGCACCACCGCTTTGTATCAACAAACTATAGTTGCTTAACACTGGCTTGTGGCTTTTTTG